AGTTGTAAATGGCACTGCACGAGAGGATGGAACACCATTATTAGTCACTCTTAATTCAACAATAATAGGTCTTGCTCCTGCTTCTTCAAAATATAAATCTACTGAAGAAACGAAAGCACCACCTTTTGATGAAACAACAAATGTTTGTGCTACAGGATCGTGACCACGACGAATTGTATAAAGAAGTCTAGTTGTTGTAGTTGTACGTCTTGCTGGAATTTCTTCATATACTCTATCTTGTACATATCTTACATCTCTTGAGTTTACAATAGTTCTTTCTTTACTTAAAGTTGTACCAGATGCAATATAAGAAGAAGATCCTTTCGAATCAAAATCAGCATCATTATTTGAAATATTATCGATTAATTTAAATGCTCTTTCTCCTGTTCTAAATGTGTTTTCTGGTATATTAAATACACAACAAACTGATCCATCAGAATCAGTGCGAATAGAATCTCCTATTGATTTCATAGTAGGAGTAATTGATGCATCAGTTCCATCATTAATTGCAGTTATAGTCACACGATTTTTAGCACCAAATCCTATATCAACTTCTCCAGTTAATATATCACCAATAGCAAATCCATTCTTAATATTAATCATTGAAATATTACGAATAGTTGCTGATGTTTGTGGACCCTCAAAATTAGCAATAGCACTTGCTTGTAATCTTTGTAATCTAGCACCATCTCCTGCAGGATATACTGCAGTTGTGTATGAATCAAATGGTTCAATTAATGAACCATCGATATTTCCTAATGTTAATGTAGTTCCAGCAACTGCTATAACTTTAAATATTCTTAAATTTAATTGTTTTGAGTGATTATTTCCAAAAGTAGTAATAGTTGAAGTAAAGTTATTTTCAATTACAGTTGAAACAACTTCAGGGTTTGCTCTTACTGCATTAAAATTATATAAATGAACATGATGTCCTGGACTTATTCCTGTTGCAGTTGATACTGTTAATGTGAATGATGTTTCGCCAAGTGCATTAGTTATATTATTAACTGTTTGCACTACCACTGGTGTATGCTCTGAATTTTTTAATATATCACCAAAATAAAATGCTGGTTGAAATACACCTTGTGAATCTGTTCTTGCTAAATCATCAGAAAGAACTGTTTGAATAGTTTGTTGTACATTGAAATTTAAATCAGCAGCACCAGCAACTTTTGTTAAACGAAATACATCTGCTGGTTTAACATAAGAAGAGTCTACTCTTGTTCCATCAAAGAATGCATAAAACTTAGTATCTGGTTTTAAATTTCTAGCAACAATTGATACTGTTCTTGGACGAATAAAAGGTATGTAAGAAATATCTACTACACGATCACCATAATTTATTTGATTTGTACTTCCTGATAATGATGTTTCAATACCCTGTCTTGATTGAGTACCTGTTTGAGTTGTAATTGTTTCTTCAAATCCAGCATTCCAAGTTTCATATCTTCTTACTTGATCTGTTGAACCAGTCCAGTTATAAGACCATTCATTCCATTGAGTTCCCGTGACACCAAGTCTTTCGCCTAAAAATCTTATTGCGTCATAACCATTGTCGTCATTAACATTTAAATCTGGTCTTCTATCAGTTTCTTTCCAAAAATCTCCTTCAGGTGTTAATTCTATTTCACCTTTAAACGCACCAATTTTATAAGGATTAACATCAATAGTTCTTGATGCATTTGGATTAAATATAAATGATGATTCAGTATATGGTAATGTAATTAAATCATTTGTTCTTTGATAATCTCTACTTGCTCTTTGCGGACCAGAATCTAAATTCTCAATAATATCTAAAGCATCAGTGAAGTGCATTGGTCTTAATTCTCTTCTTGCATTATCTACTGCTATACGATAATCAGGATGTTGAACATTTCCTACACCATGACCTGTAAATTGATCTACTAAGAATCCATTTTTAAATCTATCTAAACCACTAGTAGCTGATTTAATACTAAATGTTGATGTTTCTTTTTCTAATAAATTTAAACTTGTATAATATTCTAAATTTGAAAGTCGTTTTTCAAGGAATCCGATATCACGCATTGTATATCTGCGATTATCACGTTTAAATATTTGTACATCTGAAGCTCTTTTAGTATAAGCTGGTAAAAAGATTGTCCCTAAAATTAATCCTTCTTTTGGATCTTCTGGTTGTTTTGGTTCAAATGCTGGCACTCCTGTAAGAATAGAAAAATTACCAACACTGTCTAAAATTATTTTATCCCAACGTGGTAAGTAGTTTGCAATGCTTGTGTTAAAATCTGTGTCAATTTTTGGTATATTTGGTGTGAATGTATTTAAACCAGAAATTACTGGACGATAATCAATTACATCGTGTAATGGTATTGTTGTTGTTGTACCATCTGGATTTGTTGTTTTAAATTGTGGTATGTCTTCATAAGGTGTAGATGAATAACTATCAACACTAAAATAATTTCCTGTTCCACTGTAAGCAAAATATCTATAAACTACTTGTATAGCACCAGTTGGTGTTCCTACACCATCTTTTAATACTAATGCACCTTTTTGATAATGAGATAATCTTTGTCCTGAATCTAATGTAAATCTATCAGTTATATTAATTGCACCAGCTGAACTGTATGCATTGTAATTTCCTGGAGTCATAAACACAGAAACTATTTCACAAACATCAGCATGATCTAATAAAATAGATTTACCTGTGACAGCTAATGCAGTTGTGATAGTTTGTGTGTATGAAGTTTTTGTTTTAATTTTTTCTCTAGCACTGATTCCAGTTTGAAATATACTTGTTAAAAGTGTAAAACTTCTTGATCCACTTAATCCAGTAATTGTGATAGTTTTTCGATTTGCTTCACTATCAAAAGAAATTGCTGCAGGAGTTAAATTTACAATTGTTTTTGCTACATTATCAAATAATGTATAATTCGATAAGTCTGTATCAGTTAGGAAAAATTCTGTTGCTTCTGTTAGTGTGTGAATAAAGTCACCACCAATAGTTGATGTTGCAGTTATTGTACGTCTTACAGTTTGAGTAGAAGAGAGTACAGTATCTTGAAGTGTTGCAGCATCTAAACCACGTAAAGTTTTTGTATTTTCTATTCCTGTATTAAATACTAATGCTTGAAATTCAGGATTATAAATTGGTGATGCTCCACGAGAATAAACCACTCCAGTAAAAGTAGCAGAAAGGTTTCTATCAAGTGTTATTGAAGTTGGTGAACCAATAGCATCTATGTGTCCAACAAATGTATTTGATGTAGTAAGAATTACAGCATCTCCGATTTTAAATTCATCTTGAAATCTTGTACCAACACCTGCTAATGTATTTCCACCACTAGTTCCTGAAATAGTACCAATTAAAGATACTGAAGCTGTTGTTTGATCTACTTGTGCGAAAAACCCAATTGGATTAATTGAACCAACATCTGTTATCCATTTTACATCTCTTTCAAAATTATATCCTGATTCTAATTTAATATCAAATAGACCAAGTTTAAAAGTAGGAGAAGAATAAGAAGATGAGTGTAATTGAAATGATTTAATTCTAGCAGTTCCGATTAAACCAGTTTTGTTTATATTAGTTGTTGTTCCGATTGTGACACCACCTATATGATTATCAATACCAGCCCAAAAATATATTAGCCCAAATGTGCTTATTGGTGGAAGTCCTTGTACTGAATTTACTAATATGTGATTTCCTACAGTTGTTCCGATAGGTTGGTCATCTAATCTTGATATGTGACCATTTTCAACATTATTAATTGGTCTTGCTCTGTTTATACTTAAAAATCTTGTTGAGATTGATTCAACTTCATATCCTTCAATATATGCTTTTCCTGGATCAACAGCAATTGCTACTTTATCAGCACTTCCGTATGTAATCCCTACAACTGGAGTTGCTGGAGCAACAGGAAACACACCACCATTGGTACCAGTGTTTAAATGTTCTCTTGATGTAAGATTAAATTTATTTACTTCATAAGAACCAGATTCATCAAATGTTCTTCGAGCAAAAGTTTTTTCTAATTCAGCATAAGAAGTTTTGTCAACTTTATGTAATAATTGACCATCTTTTAAACGTAATAATTCTATAAACTTAATTGTATCTGTAGTGTTTAAAGCGAGTCTTTTTAATCCAACTGAAACTTTATATCTATGTGCTCCTGGAGCAGCAAAGTTATTTGAACCTTGTGCATTATCATTTAATGATGCATCTTGTTCTGGTGTAATTACTTCTTCTATAACTTCAAATCCTACACGAGCAGTGACTGTATTTGTAAATCTTCCAACATATAAATGTAATTCAGGATTTTTTACAAAATATCCATCAATGTAATATATTCCTTCTTTTACTTCAACAACTGTTCCATATCCTAATACATCAGTTGTTGGACTATTTGTATAAACAGTTGCAGCTTGTCCTGTATCACCGAATGTTTTAATAGTCACTGAAATATCAGAAACTTGATTAGCAGTTAATCGATAATTATTTGCAGTTGTGTTATCAGCTGAAGTTGCAGTAATTATTTCTCCTGGAATAAATCTTTTAGTTTCTCCATCAGAAGCAGTATCAGTCATTTTAAAGTAAAGAGTAGCAACATCGCTATCTCCTGGAACCATACATCCACACTCAGATGTATCGATTACAACAGCTTTAACCCCTGATGTTTGACCTATGATTATTTTATCTCTGAATTGAGTTAGATAAGATGTGATATTCGTATTACCAAATAGATCTTCTAATTTTGCAAAGTGTACTTGATTATCAAAATTGACTTCTCCTGGAACAACCATTGATCCGTTTTTAAAGACATGGTTTCCAAAACGACTAATTTGATTTTGAAGGATTGTTTGAAGTTGAGTTAATTCACGTGCTTGAACAGCATATCCTGGACGAAACAATACACGAAGGAATTGTTTAGACTCATTAAAGTCATCAAAATATGGAGTGACATTGAAATTTATACTCATGCTTCTTTATATAGTTGTTAATAATAAAGTAGAAACTTAATTCTACATTTCTACGATAATTTTAATATCTTCAATCTGATCAATAGCACGATTGATTGGTCTACGATTTTCTACATAGATTACATCACCACTGTCTGCCTGTATTTCTGGATTTGTTAAAGCACCAGAAGTAAATGTCACAGCAGTTGGTGTACTTCCATCAGCAGAAAACATTGTTATTGTTTCACCTGCTTGGAATGCTTGACCAGTAGGATTATCTACTGATGTTTGAATATATCTAATAGTTGTGTTCTGTGTATCAATGCTAGTAATTCTACCAATAGCACCTGAAGTACCACCAACGATTTTCCTATCATTTAATAATACACCAGCTAATGAAGAAAAAGCAATTGACCTAGATGCTGTTCTTGTTGAAAGAGTAGCAACTGTTGTTGAACCAAAATTGAAAGGATCACGTATTAATGTAATACGACGATAATCATTATCAACTGGGAAGTCACCTGATCCATCATTGTATTCTAATCTTACGTTCATCATCACAAAAAATCCACCTAATTCTTTTACAGAATCAGATCCATGTCCACCTTTTGGTGAAATAATTGAAGTTGCAGCAGCATTTGTACCACCACCACCTGTAAATATTACATTAGCAAAAGTGTATCCTGAACCACCAGAGGTAATACTTACTCTTATAATTGTATTTGTACCAGCATCTCGTACAGCAACTGCTGTAGCACCATTACCATCACCTGTAATCGTAACAGTTGGTAAAGAAGAATACCCTGAACCTGCGTTTGTCACAATTATATTATCAATACGTCCGTCAACTGCAGCTTGTTCAACTAGATATTGATTGTAATATGCATCTGTGACTCCTGGGTTAGCACCAATTTTTTTAACTGGAATAAAATCGGTAGAAACGAATTTTAAAACATTCGCAGGAGATATTGTAAACATATATTTCCAAGCATAACCATCAGCTGTAGAAAATATAGCAGTTCCTGTTCCAGTTGGTTTATTTACAGAAGCAACAACTACACCACTTGAGTTTCTGTTGTTTATAACTTTATAAACGTTAAACTCATCTGTCAATACAAAAAAGTTTGCGTCAAATAAAGTAGCAGGTGTCGTAGCACCACCAGAGTTTATATTTACTCCAGCAGTCACACCATTATAATCATGACGGTAAATGTCATAATATTTTCCTGATGTCCAGTCTCTTCTTGGAATTGAAAGTATGACATCAGCTGCTTGTACTCGCTTTAAAGCGATCATATCATCCCAATAATATAATTCATCGCTAACTGTGTCTTTTGGTGTATCTGGTAAATTATCATCAGCCCAACTTTGTGGACGACCTATACCAAGATATATTGATGTGGGTTGTGCCTCATCAAAACCCTCTAAAAATGATTGCGCATTATGGATGCGAAATTTGCTTGTAATAATTGCTGCCATGGTTATTTTTCCTTAATGTTTATGTAAATAAATCGAATAATAAATTGTTATTATCCCAACTATAAATAGACGCATCCATTTCTACACTGTCTGCATCCATAGTAAATGTATCATCAAACGTAAAACGAGCATCGTCTGTCGAAAATCTTAAAGCCGATGCTGGAAGTCTAATAATACCAATTTCTGATTCTATAGCAAAATTGACTTTTCTATACGGATTATTTAGTATTTCAGCTACAGATAAACCTGTAAAATCTTTAATTTGTGTATTTCCAAGTGTCCAATAATTAAAGTTTGGATTTGGGTAAGTATTAATAACACCATATCCTGGGGTAGTAAATGCTGGTGTCCCTGAAGCATTCGCAAATTTAGTCCCTGAAACACTTGGTTTATGAGTAAATTTAAATCTTTCGAGATCTTCTAGATTTATTCCATATCTCCTAGCACTTCCGTCAAAAGCAGGAGTTGATTTTTCTAATAAAGTGAAAGGGTTTCTATCAATTTTTTGAACTTTTCTAATCGCTTTAGCAAGATTAATTTCAAGTTGTTTTTCTTGTTCAAACCCTATAACCTCACACCTTAAATCTAATAAATGTATATCTTGCGGTGTAAGTCTCGGAAAATTTAATACTGGTAAAAATTCAGAACTTAATGTGGTTATATTTAGGGCTGAAGCTATAAAATCTGTTATTGATAAAATTACTTGATTTTTACTTAAAGTACTAAACAATTCTCCAGCTGTACGATGGTTTCCTACAGCTTTCATTTTTAAATTAAGTAATTGACGGATTTGATAGTTTAGTATCCTAGTTTCAAGTTTTGTGCTAGTTGTAATTTTATTCTTAATTTTAACCTCTCCAAATAAAGCAAGACCGATTGGATGTAATAATTTTTTTACAGCATCACGATATAGATTAATACTTTGTCCTACTTTTACAACATATGAAAAATCTTGATAGTAAAACGAATCTTGAATACGTTTAGAACTTTCAGATAGTTGTCCATCTGAAGAACCAAATCCACCGATTTGAGAAGTTACAGCATTTATTCTTACACGAATATTCGGATTTGAAATAGAACAAATAGTTGCAGTCGCATTTGAAGTCAAACCTTTAATTTTCATATTAATAAGGAATTGACCTGAATCTTCTCTTACAAATATATCAGTATCTTCGTCTAGTATATAACCACTTTCATCTTCTTTTAAATATCCATTAAAAGATGTCCCTTCTTTTAACTTAATTATATGTGTATCAGCATCTATTTTTTCTAATATAGCTTGAGCAACTTGTTGTTTTTCACTTAAAAGCTTATCACCATTTTCTAAAATTAAAGTATCATTAATATTTCTTTCTAAACGAATAGTTTGTGGTTCACTTACAATCGTTTCACCTACTAAAAAGTTTGCTGAAGGATTTTTAATAATTGCTGAAAGAGGTACAAAAAAATAAGGAGGATTCACATAATCAAAACCACTCTCTGAGGTCACGATACTTGTAATTCTACCAATACTGTCAGATGCTGCTAATATTTTACCATTGGCTCTTCCAGCTCCAGTTGGTAAAGTACAAATAGGAAGTTTATTATAAAAAGCACCACCTGAAAGTACAGTTGCTTTTTTAATAGCACCTGAATTAGATTGTTCAAAGTCAATTTCTCCCAATGTCTCACTAAGTAATTTACCTGTTCCATCTTCTAAAAGAATAGAATCTCTATCGATTTCTGAAATAAATCCAGATGCAGATAATGTTGGTGATAATTCTGGTCCACCAGTTCCTGTATTATTAAAAGTAACTGTGTCACCTATTTGATAACCAGTACCACCTGCTGCTACAATTAATTCAGAAACAGACCCAGGAGCGATTTCTCCTACCTCTGAACGAGCAAGAACTCCTGTTGGTGAAGAAAAATAAACTAAATCTCCTATATTACTATAAGTACCACCTTTATTATCAATAATTGAAAATTTTTCAATAATTGGTAATACAGTGCAAACTATTGGTGAGCCATTAATAAAAGAATTTCCAGTAATGGTAAATGTTTGAATATCATTTGTTTGTTTAAAAATACCTGTGATACTATCTTTACTTAATGTTAATTCGGCTATCTCTTGCGATAGATGACGAAAAAGAATTACGTTTTCTACTCGAGCTGTTGCTTTTTCAATATTACCATTCGGAAATACTCTTGTTTGAGTAATTAATTCTCCTATTAAGTTACGAGCATCACCAGTGGTAGCAATAACACGGATTATTTGTCTTTCGCCCCATTTACCATCTGATACACGAAGCAAATCAACTTTAGGAAAATATATTTCAGCATCTTCATTATATAATATACGAAAAAGGAATTTATATGAATCTTCTGTTCCTTTCGATAAATATAATTCTTTAATGTGTTTTGCTAAAAATCTTTTGTTTGATATAACTTCTCTGGGTATGTTTTGTAATACCTCTCTCGTAAAATATTCAACAAACATATTAACTGTTTCGTCAATATCTCTTATATCTTCTAAATGTTGTTGTGGGTAAAAGTTTTCAAGAAATTCATAGTATGCTTTTAAAAAGTCAATAAACTTTTGATTGTCATCCCTTACAAATTCAGGGACCTGTTTATTAACTACTATCGAAGCTGTTGCTTTTACTGCCATTGCTTTTATCTACTAGGTGTAAAGATAAAATCTTTTCCTGATACACTTTCACCAGAAGCGATTTTATCAGATATAATATTTACTTCTATATCTTGTTCTCTTATAAATGTTAATTGATTTCTTACAGATATTACATCATATGAAGCTGGTTCTACTGTAAATACTACTTTACTATTATTATCGCCTTGTGTTATATTAATACTATCAATTAATATTTTACCAATTGTATAATTTACTGTTCCAACATATGATGGTGTATAAATTTTAACATTTTGACCAGTCAAATAAAATAATCTTAAATTTCCTATCGCATTATCTTCAATATAATATGTATTATTATCTCCTGCTATTTTAAATCCTGATGAAAGTAAAGAAATAGAAGCATTCTCTGTAGAGGTTGGTCTATAAATTGGATTATTTAATTGAAGTGTATATTTTGTATTTGTATTGAACTGTGGTGTTAAAACATACTTTAAAGATATCTTAGTAATGTTTGAAACTATACTACTTTCACTAGTATCAATTAAAGTTGATAATGCTGACTCACGAAATACAGAATCAAATTTATTTAAATTACTTGTATTAAAATTTTTAATTGTGTCAATTACAATACTTTTTATAGTGTCAGAACTACGTGTTGTTATTTTTGGATTATAATACACACTAGAATTTACTGAAATGAATAGTATTTCAGGATCTACTATTTCAGGAATAATACTTACTAAACTTTTTGATTTTATAATATCTTTGATTATAATTTGTTTTGTGCTTTGTGTAAGAGTATCTCCTGTTTTTGGTTTAATGCAAATATATGCTTTTCCATAAGTTGGTGGATCATTTTCTTCTCCACCCCAAACAGAAATAGCATCTACGTTGTTATAAAATTTAGGAATAATTGTTTTATAATCTTGAGCTGTCACAGCACGATTTTGAGCTGTAAAGTTTTTAGGAGCATTAAATTTTATACTATCTATTGTTTCAGGTATAGACCCACCAGCTGCGATTGCTTTAGTAACAATAGATAAGTTAGCTGTATTTGTAAATGCACTTCCTGTATATGTAAAAGTACTTGTACCATTCGGTTCTTCTTCATTACAAACAAAATAATCTATAATAATATTTGCACCATTTGCTGGAGCAAACCCTAATAAACCATCACCAAAAGAAATAACATAATTACCTTCATCATTTTCTTTTAAAAAATAAACACGTGATGTTGGATTTAAGGAAGCAAAGTTTTCGGAAAGTGTATATACTGTATTTGCTGCTGAACCTGCAACTTCCTGAACATTTACTTTAATTGTTGAAGTATCAACTTTAGTATTTGGAAGTGTGTACGTTCCATTATTTACCATTGAATATGTTTTCTGTAATAATTTACCTTCAATTATAGGAACATTTAAAAACGTATATGTATTTGAAACTGAACGAGAAACAGTAATAGCACTTTCAGTTGAAAAATTATAATTTGCTCCAACTAAATTTGATTGAAATATAGTTCCTGCTGGTATAGTAAGAGTAGTTGGATTTCCTGTTACATTTGATGCAACTATGTCTATAATTGCTCTTGATGCTACACTTGATGTTGGGGTATATCCTAATAATTTAGCAAGACTTACAACTGATGAACGTTTTACAGCACTATCTAAAAACATTTCATTAACACTTAAATTATAATATAAAGCATTATAATGTGTATTATAAGCAAGGATATCTAATAAAATTGAAAGACCAGATCCTTCAAAATTATAATCGGTAAATGCGTTTTGTGCTTTTAAATATGTTTTTATATTCTTTTTTATTTCATCAAAATCTAATTCCGTGACTTTAATGTTTCTACTTGTTTCAGCCATTATCGTGTTCTTTCAAGTGTTAAGTTTAATTCTATTGGTGTAGCTGTATTAATAATTTTAAATATAATACGAATGTCTACGTAATTTTCATCAGGTCGTACATTAACAAAAACATCAACTAATTGAACTCTTGGTTCATAATTTCTTATTACATCTACTATACTTCTTTTAATAATAGAGACAGACATTTCTGTCACTGGTTCAAATAATAATCCACGAACTTGACAACCTATTTCGCTGTGAAATGGTCTTTCAAAATTTTTAGTAAGTATTAAGTTTTTAACACTTTGTTTAATTGCTTGCTCGTCATATTTTATAGCTACATCTTTATTAACTGGATGTGCTGTAAAATTAAGATCTAAATCTGTAAATGTTTTTGTATTTGTTGGCATATCATATTTAGTTATACTATATTAATTTTATCCTCCTATATTAACTTTTGGTGAACAAAGTGGTCCTACCTTATCACCACAAACTATTGGGTCTAAAAATCTAACTGCCATTTTTCCTTCTATAAAGACTTTAAGTGAACCCTTAAATACTAATCTAGCTGCTCCAGCATGTGGTATAAGACATATGTGAGTCATGTAAATGGTATGAAGTGCTAATGGTACAGGCAATCCATTAATAAATGTTTTTAGACTAACTGGTCCTAGAGGCAATGTAGCTGGCCAACATCCATGTCCTGTACTAAAAGTAAGTATTGTTGCTGCTAACGGCATATCTATTTAACCTCTGCTATTAAAGAGAAACCATCTGACACTTTTAAATGATCCCTCATAGTAAGTGTTTCAAATCTATTTCCTGAATATTTCCATGAACAATGTAGCCAAACTGATTTTTTACCCGCATACGATAATACAATACGATCAAACCCATAAGGTAAAGATAAAACTAAATCTGTTGCTGCTTGAAAATGTTGAGCTCTATTCCAGCTTGAAAATATAATATCAACAGCTTCGCCTACATAATGTTGAGATATATCAGGAGAACCTGATTGAATTTGATTATTTCTATATCCATTTACGATTAAAACATTTTTAAATAAATCTTTCATTGGTTCAATAAGGTATGTCGCTATTCCTTTTAAATTACAAACTATTTGTTTTGGCTCTATTCCCATTTGTGCTATAATAGGAATACTACCATTTCGATTTAATGCTCCTAATTGAATACGAGCAGATAATTGTAAACTTGGGTCATAACTAGTTAATCCATAAATATATTCACATTTTTGTTCTGCTGTTTCAATATCTGATTTAATTGTTGGAGTAGTTTTAAGTAAAACATTACCTAAATCTAAATTCTTACGAATATATAAACCACGTTGTACTTGACGCTCACGATGTTCAATAGCATCTCCTTCATCTGGAACTTCATAAACAAAATATTCTCTTGCTGAACGTGAATTAATTTGTAATTCAGGTATAACTGGCATTTGTGTATCAATAATTTCATTACTTGTAAGTGCTAATCCTGAAGGAGTAAATCCATTACCTATATCAACTTTACTACCATCTAATTCTAACACTTGAGATGCTCCTAACGTAGCCATTCCTTTTGACTCCATACGTATTTGTGAAGCAATTAATCTAAACTCTCCACCTACGTTTAAATTCATATCTCCAGCGATTGTGACTTTACAATCATTATTAATTACAACTTCACCAGGACCATCTACTCTTAATTTTGCTCCAGCTTTAAGTACAGCATTTAATTCACCATAAACCGTTAAATTTTTTGTACCACCTACCAATTCAAAAGTATTTCTTTCGCTTATACAATAACGATCACCTACAACACGATCAGTTAATGTACCGTTATGATCCCACTCCATCCAACTTCCTCGTTTATGAAATATATTAATTCTTTCAGCATTTGGTGTATCATCTAATTCAAATACATGTCCTCTTTCAGTTTCAACAACTTTATTGAAAGGGTATTCAGCATTATAAGGTATTTCAGATTGATCCCAAGTATCATAATTAAATCTTTCAATGCCTAATGCTCTTGCTGACTCTTTTACATAAACTGAAGTTTTATCTATATTTTCATGACGTGCTAATCTAGATGTATCTGGTTCATTTACATAATCTAAATATCCTGAAGCTACACCAAATGAACCTGCTGCTGAATTTGAAACTAAACCAGCATTACCAAATTGACCACCATCAGTAATTGGTTTTACGTATGCGGTGTTTTCATCAAATAATGTTCCTCCTAAATTTGGAACACCAACGGAAGTAAATTTTTTTGCTGCAGCTGATCGTCTTGCTTTTTTAGTTGATGATCTACCACCAAATAATTTACCACCTAAACCACCTAAAGCAAATCCACCAAATCCTCCAATTAAATTTGAAATACCACCTGAAGCTAAATTTGATACAGCAGAAGAAATATTTCCACTAACACCACCTAATATATTTGTTACTGTTGCTCCAATATCACCAGCATTTAAAACGTTTGATATATTTGAAATACCAGTTGAACTATTTAAAATATTTCCGATACCCGTGTTAGATAATACATTACTAATACCGCCAGTAATACCGCCACCTGAAATTAAATTTGATATATCTGCTACATTAGATAAATTTCCTAGATTTGCTATATTAGTTAAATTTGATGTTATAGTATCAGCAGTACCACCTAAATTATTTAAAAGACTTCCTGAAATATTTTGAATTGAACTTGTAATTGTTGAACCTAAATCTGTTCCACTTGTTAAATTTGCGAATAAATCTTTTCCTGTTGTAATAGAAGATTGTAAAGATGATGACGTAATACCACCTAATATATTATCAAAACTTTTTTCATTCAATATTCCTTGAATAGCACCTGCTGCTCCTTGATAATCTAATGAATTCATTAACTTAGGAATACTAGAATTAACAAAATTTTGTACACCTATATCTGACGCAACACTCATCACCGAATCAAACATTTCTTGATTTACTGGTGCTCTTATAAAACTTGTAAGTTTATCAGCAACATCTACTTGTAAATAATCTTTAAATGCTTGTTGAGCTGTTTCTTTATCTATACTTCCTGGAAAAGAGGTTGTAACAGGTTTTCCTTGAAATGTATCTTGACCATAACCTATAACGGTTTTAATTACTTTACCAGATGAATCTGTAATTTGAGCAGCAACATCAGTAAATGCAGTATTTTTTATAATTTCTTTTACACTATCATCAGTTACAGAAAAAGTAGAGAAAGGTCTTGCTTTTTCTACTTCTAAGTCACCTTTTAATAAACCTTTAGAATCTTCAACCACTTGTGCTGCTGTTTCAACAATTCCACCCCTTTGTTTAGCGACAGCATTAATTATATTTACATTTGAACTTATTTGACCTGATACAAGTTTTGAAACACCATCTGAACCAATTTTTACTGCTGTGTTTATATTTCCTTTTCTATCAGATGGTTTAAGAACTAAAGAATTATTTTGATTTTGAGGGATACCTGCAAGTGTGCCAAGTATAACTGGTGTT